GGATATCCAACTCCCGTCTGCAATCTCGTCGTACACACACTATTATGAACTACAACACCTTCTATGTTGTATGAGTGATCTTCTTCCACTTCGAGATCATAGGTATAACCATCATATTGTTCGGTTTCTAATGTTTCTATTTCAATTAGTTCAAATTTCATTTAAAATACTCCAATCATTTTCTTTTATTTGTGATTCCCAAATAACTAGATATCTATATCCTGACTCTTCTGCTAACTTTTGCTTTTCGATATCTCTAGATTTTTTATATTGTTGCCTTTCTGTAAATGAGGAATATATGCTGGGATTCCCATGCCAGAAATCTCCATGTTATTTATGCTTTAGAAGTAAATAATCCTTTGTTAAATGTTTTGCTTCGATCCATTCTGCATATTGATGAATATTATCATCTGTTACCATTTCTTTATGTTTTTTGTGCAGAACATAAAACTCGTGATTAGGAGTAGCTTTGATTCCGTTTACATTGACTATTGATTTTTTATCATCAAATTTAAATGTATTTGTAACAGTTTTATAAACACCTGTATGAGTTAAAACTTTTTCACCTTTACTAATATCTTCGATATTTTTTAAACCGATCTCAGTTTTAACTTTTTGTCCGGGAGCAAAACAGCCAGGCCCGATTCCAACTTTAACAATATCTGCTCCACGTAAAATCAACTCCTGTGTCATGTCTGCGGTAACAACATTTCCCGCAATAATAGTTTTATCTGGAAACTCTTTGCGAACCTTAGCAATAAAGTCACCAAAATGTTCGCTATACCCATTAGCAACATCAACACAAATAAAGTCAATGTTGGGATGTGCTGTAAGTATTGATACAAGATTTACATAATCTCTTTCACTAATACCAGTACTAACTGCTATGTTAGGCTGAATATGCCAACTGTATCTTTCATTGAAATCCTTAACATTATAACTTTTAACTAAACAAGTAAACATCTTAACATAAGACAGTGCTTCTGCCATGTCGAATGTACCCACTCCGTCCATGTTAGCAGCCATAATGGGTACACCAGTCCAAGACTTTTTACTATGCTTAAATGTATAAGTTCGGTTTAAGTCAACTTCTTTACGACTGGAAAGAGTGCTACGCTTGGGGCGTATTAACACATCTTTAAAGTCTAAAAGGATTTCATTCTCAATACGCATTAATACTTGCTCTCTCTAAGATGCTTGCGATAGTCAGTAGACATACGTAACCACTGTTCGCCCTTACCTTCCATGATATCAACTGTACGATCAATAGTCTTATCTGTCCAATCACTGATCTTACCCATATTCGCGTGAGGTACTTGTAATAAAGTAATTAACTTATTGATTGCATCATCAATTGACCAAGGCGTGTACAAACGTGTATAATCGTTGGCAAAAGTTTCAGGAAAACTACGATAAGCAGGATACAGCACATTACATCCCAGACTATCTGCCTCAGAGACTGTATTCGATACCCAGTCCTGTAAGGCACAATTAAATAGAACGCGAGTATCATTAAGCAAATTATAATAATCATTTTTAGCCAAATCCTCGTAAACTGTGAGTAATCCCTGCTCTTGCAACTCGCGTGTACGAGCCATATAACTTTCGTTATTAGACCTAAGTTTGCTTCCAGAGAATACTGCAAACTCTATGTTAGGTCTGTGTACTACTGTCTTATTCCATTGTTCAATCAAGTCCATATAGAAGTCTGGCTGCTTTTCTTGATCCCAACGAGCAGCAAAACCAACTCTAAAAGAACGTTCATTGAAGGGCTTGATCTGATTGTTTACCCGTTCACGAACTTCTTCTTTACCAAAAGCAAGACCTGAGATATTATAGATGGGAGCAGTCCAGCCCGCTACCTTCATATGCATAACCATTTCTTCATTAGATGCAAGTACTCCGCCCTTAGAAATAGTTACAATCTCATTGACCATACGCTCATAGTCGCTCATCCACTTTTGCAATCCCCATACATGCACAAAGTCATCGGGATCAATAGACTGAGCAAGACAACGTACAAAAATACGTGGTCTAAGATTTTCTGGAATCTGATTAATGATATAGCCTAGACTTTCAAAGCCCGGCTGAAACATATCTTCAAAAAAGATTACATCTTCACTTGTAACTTCACCTTGCTGCATCAAGCGTACAAGATTCATCATTTGGCTCATACTGAAATACGAGCGTCCATGTGCGTCTAATACTTGACCAACAACAATCTTTTGACTGTTATCTAGTGTAAGCCCGGGCACATAAGAAACAGCGAGCCCTCGCCGGTCAAAGACACGGCGATTCCATTCTGTAAGTTGTAGGGTATATCTCGCTTGGTAAGACTCCAATCCCATATAGTAAAGTTTACGCATATTATGCGGGTGCCTTAGCACTCTCTACCCACATGTCCTTGACTGGCTTATCATTAACAAACTTAACGTACTGCCGCCAAACATAACTACGATCCTTGTAAAGATCGGCTTCATCAAACTTATAGCCAAAATCCTTGCAAAACGTAAGATAATACTCGAGGTCTTCGAAAATCTGCTTGACACGGGGACTCATCTTATTACTATTCTTCGACATTTTTAATTTCCTTAAACTGAAACATTGGTTGATGGATAATACAAATTATATCTGATTACTGCGCCGTTTTCATTATCTTCGGACACACTAATTTCGATATCTCTACTGGGATACTGACTACAATGTATATAGTCGTATCTATTTCTCAGTGTGAAATGATAAGTAATGATATGAGCAAACCATTCACAACTAAAAAATTCGTTAACGATGCTATTAACAAGTTTAATCATAAATTTAATTATAGCAAAGTTTCATATGTAAATGCAAACACTTTGGTTACCATAATATGTCCTGATCACGGAGAATTTAAAATTAGTCCATGGAAATTTTTGAATAGTAAGCACGGATGTAAAGCGTGTGCTGTTAAAGTGATGGCTTCTAAACAAAAAGAACTTACTAAGAAAAAACTTGAAGAACTTAAAAAAATCAATGACGCACTGTATGAGTACCCCGAATGTCATTTCAATGGCATTAAAGATAAAATTCCAGTGCAATGTAAAAAGCATGGTATTTTTCATGTTACTGTTGATCATCATTTACACGGCGTTGGTTGTAAAAAATGTGCTGACGAACGCAAGACCGGTGGGTATAATTTACAATGGTTTGATGCCGATACTAATAGGAAGTCATTGCCGGGTATATTATACATAATTGAAGTTTATAATGATTCTGAACGATTTATTAAAATTGGAATTACAAAAAATTCTGTAAGTAAACGATATAATAACTCGCCCTTCAAAAAATACCAATATAAAATAATTTACCAATTCTACGACTCATTGTACCGGTGCTTTTTGAAAGAAGAAGAAATCAAGCGTTTATTTAAAGAATATCTATATTCTCCTAAACATAAATTTCATCACACTGAGAGTTTTACTCTCGGTGCGTTACCTCAAATTTTAGAGTTATATGAAATTACGCAACCATTCTCCCCATCTTCGCTAACTTCAATCTGAACATCTCGGTTTGGATATTTTATCGCAATCATACCGTATAAGTCGTCTGCTATCATCTCGCAACTTTTGTAATCCAATTCTAGTGTGGTTGTTGAATAAAGATTCAACAGCCACCTTTTAAACTGAATAAACTCAATATCCCTATCGTTGTGAAATACTTCTATCGCCACTTTAAAGTGAAAAATGTGACGATGTGGGTTCGCTAAAAAACTAACGTCTGTTAGATTTGGGTCTGTAGCAGCAGCTGGATAACAATGAATGCCTTCACGCTGAAAAGTTACCCATATAAGTCGTTTTGCACGATTCATAATACGATTTCTTTTTTCTGCCAATGCTTGTGTTAATTGATCTTCCATTACTCATCTCCATAGCCAACACGTTCATAATTTTCTTCAAATTGTAAACGGTTGTATTGTTTAATTTGCGACATAACCATATCTAATTCATTTCGTAAATTAGTTAACTGATGAGGTTGTTCAGTTAAACTAATTTCTTTACTAAGAATTCTTTTTTGCTTTTCTAAAGATTCAATTAATTTTATATAATTCATTTATTCTCCGATCGTTATTAAATCTAGATTTGGTTTTAATTTGGTTTTTACTTTTTTCTCAGGTTTATGTTTAACCGAGTCAATATTTTCAAAGTGTTTACGAAATTGAGTATTGCTATTAACAGTTTTTTTGCCTGAAAATCCCTGACTCCCAGACTGAATTTGTTGCCAATAAGAACTATAACTATCAATCATGTCTAAACTTTTCTGTCTATCGTTTAATGAAAAAATCTTATCTACGAGTTCGCCAAACTTGATATCCTGAACATCATGCAATAACATTTCAGGTACAACACCTTTCTCATATTGACGATTGGCTTCTTGTACAGCAATCATATGCTGATATACGTTGTGCGCTTGTAATAATGTATAACTCAATGTATCCCAACTTGTTTTTGTTTCTTTACCATGTTGACCAAGAAACCCATGACCTCTATAACACAAATCTTTAATCAATAGTTTATCAGTTACTGGACTATCTGTAAAGATTTTGTGGATACCGTCATCCAGTACTGCGTCACTAAACTTGCGATTATCGGTTGCATAGTTTTTGTTTTCGGCAGTTTTTTCCATACTATATGACCATTTCTTGCCATATTCAATGTTGTTGTTAAAGTATGCAAGACCTTTAGCTGCACTAAAGAATGGGCTAGCACAGTCAAAAGTAATTTGTAATTTTGGATTGTGATACTTGCGAATAGCACGTTGTATATCGGTAAAGATTACAGCATATTCTAAAATGCTCGTACCCAAACAGTGAATAAGATCATGCTTACCTTCTTGCAATAATCCATCGTGTATAATGCCAACTAAACGCTTTAATGTAAGATGAATATCGATTTTATTCTGACCACCAAACGCCCAGCCATTAAAATGATTTTTTGGATAGATGTTTGGGTCACAATATTTCTTCATTTCATTGTACCACTCATCACTTTGTTCATGATCCAAACCTTGCAATACATTTAAGAACTTACATTCACCATTACGATTATTAATAAAATATTCGTTGTTAATGTGTGTAGCAGTAATAGCTTGTTCGATAGTTTGTATACCATGTAATGAATTACCGTCTTTGTCTTTCATTCCATAAGTTTGCAATGATTGACTGGGAATGTCAAGACACATACCATAATCCATGTATGTGTCCATCCATTTCAAAACAGCTTTGCGTTTAGCCATAGCACGTGGGCAGTTAGGATCTTTCCAATCAGCAGGCCATTGACCTTTTAATATCTGAAAGCCACCACTATCCCCCAACATAAAAGTATTTTTTTCACGTTTGCGAATAATACTTTCACCATGATCATCAACTGTCGTATCTAAGTTAGCATGACCTGCACTATATAGACCCCACTTATAATAGAACAATCCTTCTTTACTATTAAGAAAGTTTAACTTTTCTACGTCGCCGTTAAATTTCTGAGGTATACGTTCAGGGGGAAAATAATTTTCTCCTTCACGTTGTCTTCCCAAGCCACTAATATAAAAACTACTAACAGCGGGTAAGAACAATGCCCATTCAGAACTTTGGCTCAGTGTGAGGTCTACTTGTTTCATTGCGTTAATTTTTTAACCATTTTTATTTTTTGTTTAGCAATTTCAATAGTATCTACTAAGTCTTTAATTGTAGGATTGGTTTCTGCTAATCTTTTTAACTCAACTTCTTCATTCATTTTCTTTTCTGCCCAGTTTAAAACTTTTGAAGTACGTTCGTCAAGATCAATGTTTACATAATTAGGCATTGAGTGCCAATAACTACCTGCATCAATTTCAAAACACATACTGGAGTTATTCCAACGCACTGCTCCTTTAGCAAAAGGGGTACTTGGTGTACCAGAATATCCTATAGTTTCTTTACTACCACCTTCTGTAATTTTAAAAAGATTGACAGTTATCATATTACTTTTGTAGTGCCGGGAATAAAAATTGATAAGTTGCAATACCGCTATCTAATGTGATTTCTGCAACACCCTGATCGCTAAAGCGAACTTTTTTATTGTCTCCTGACAATTCAACAATAGATGTAAAAGCTTTTACTGGATAACTCCAAGCTTTAGTTAATTTACCTGAATTAGAAGTGAATACAAAGTCACCTGAGTGGTTAGCAGGATCGCCAAAATAGAAACGAATATCATTACCGTCGCTTTTGACAGTAAAGGTTTCTTGTGTTGAAATAGCTTGCGCCTGACGTTTTAATCGTGCAATAGCATCTATTGTTGGTTCAAACTCAACAGCCCATGTAGCACCCTTAAATGTTACTGGTTTAACGCGATCTTCTACAGTAGCTTTAGCCATTAAACGATAATCGTTTTTATAATCACCTGATTTTGTTTCAAAATGAATATTAGTTGGCTCACCGTCGCTGTTCTTTTCTACAGTAATGATAGCACTTTCATTATAATCTGTTTCGTTTGACAAAATAGTTTTTAATGTGCTTAAGCTAGGCATACCAAATGTGCCAATAAATTCACTAACAGGAGTGTTAAATGTACCATTAATGATTACAGTTCGGTCATCAGCTAACGCAAGCATTTTAGTTTCTTTGTCGGTACCAATGATTTTAAGTAATTCAATAACGCCCAAGCCGTTAGTGTGTTTAATCAATTCTAATAAATTATCTTTCATGTTTTTCCTTTGTTGTTAAAATATTTAGGCATTTATATTGTGTATTATAGTGGAATAAATTAAGAAAATCAAGTACTTGTTTAACCAAATGAAAATAATGTATCAAATGTGCTATTTGTATCTGTAGAACTTTTTAAATCCCAATTCAATACGCCAAGTAAGTTGTCAATTTTTTTATCGACTAGTGTGTTTTCCATTTCTAAATCATCAAATGGCAATTCAATAAACCATTTAGGCAATCTTAATTCATCTACTGGATACGCAATACTTGTAAAGTTTAATGGGTTGTTGCGTAGTTTACAAACAACTACCTTCATACCATCAACAATCTTCATACTATAATTGTCCCCATTTACTCTACGCAGATAGTTCCAATTCAATGCTCCGCGAACATGTCCCGGCATGTTTGCTTTTCCTGTACTGCTATTGGCTTCTTTTTCGCCATACATAGTAAGATTGTTTACAGACTTTGGACTACCCTTTGTCCAACTATCTTGTTGACTAAGCATGTTTTTAAAGTCTTTGATTTTTTCAATTACTTGTTCTTTATTACTACCAGCCAATACACTTTCAAGTACATCCATTAAGAACTCTTGAACATACTTTGGAGTATCTGCTCGTTTAAGATCAAGACCCATTGCTTTGATATTACCACGTTTACCGTTTACATCTAATCTTTTGCCTTCTTTATCAAAGATATTGATAGCATAGCGTTTCTTTGTAATGAATAAACTACGATCACCAATTAGTTCGCGTCCTGCTTTGATGATTTCTCCGTTCTTTCTTGGCGCATGGAATGCTCGTTCCATGAAGCTGGGAAAAGTAGCGTTGGTCTGTTCAGCAATGCTATCATAAAGTTGGATAACATTTTCTTTAGTCCACTCCAATTCACCATTATCTATTTGCTCCTTAAGTATTGTATATGCGCTAAAGTAACAGCTATCAGTATCACCATAAACAATAGCTTGACCTTCGTGATTGTATTCGCCTGTTGCAATTTCATTTATAGTACTCATCATATGTCTAACAATCTGACGACCACTTAATGTTACGCTTTGACCAATACGTTTGTCATAAAAACGACAGTGTTCATTCAACAATGCTCCATAAGCACTGTTCAATAAAATTTTACGAACCAATTGACGTTTATCCCAATACGCACGTTCTTCGGGTGTAGTAGACTCTTTAAGTTTCTTTTGCATGACTTTACGATCACTATACCATCGTGATAATAGTCCGGGAATTACGCCTTCATTGTCATATCTAAAAATTGTACCGTTAGCACTTAGAATATATGGTTTATGACTATCAAATATCAACTTCCATACTTCTGCCGCGCTTTTTGTTTCAGTGCGTCCATCTGCATAATCAATTGTGAGTTCTGTGCCCCGTTCTTGATTCATAACGCTAGTATATTCTAGTGCACCAAATGTTCCTTCCCATAGTTTACTGCCAGTTTCAATATCGCTTTCGTCTTCTTTATATCGTGCTTTTTTGCTGGCTAATTCACGACCCTTATCAAGCATATATTGATCAGATAATATTGGTCTTAGTTGACCAACAATTGTTTCTGGAGCCATGTTTAATGCTCGAATCACACTGGGATACAGACTGTTAATATCAACTGCGCCTACCCATTCATGTATGCCACGTTTAGGATTGGCGACAAACGCACCAGCTGCTGGACTTGTTTCTGTTTTATTTTCGTCACGCTTTTTCTTATCTGGAATTACAAGCCCACGCTCGTGTGCCTCGTTCATAATAGCCATTTCAATCATTGCTACAGAACCCATAACAGTTGGCAACAATACAGTATTTTCATGTGCTAGTTGATTTGCCAATTCTAAGAACTGTAGTTTCTTGTCAATCTTAACAAGCAACATTGTATCCTGACGATTGTATTCTAAGAATCTTTTGAAGTCTTTATTGTAAAGTTGGTCAAGTGTACCTTCATATTGAGTTTTGTTTTCACCAACTTCCATTTCACCAATAAAGTCTAGTTTATAACTATGGCGACTTTCATAGTTGTACTTCTTATACAACTGTAGATAGTCCATGTGTATACGACCAACCAAATCATAAGTTGTTTCAACTTTACCAAATCGTTCATATTCACGTGCTTTTGGAAGCTGACCAAGCAAACAGAATTTGCGTGTGTCATCTTTGCTCATTACACGTGTTACACGATTGACAAGATAGGGAATATCGTAACCTTCTGAGTTCCAACCACTGAGTACGTCTGCGTCTTCGATTAGTTTGAAGAATGCCTCAAACATTTCAATTTCACTGCGAAACATTATACAATTATCAAATTCATCGATAATATCCTGTGCAGTGTCATCACTCATACTCTTTGGTGGTATGCATAATGTTACAAGTTGATCTAACCAAGTCAAATACAAACTAATTGCTGTGACTTTATTAAATGGATCGTTAGTTGGGCTAAAGCCTTTTTCTGGATCAAAATCTACTTCAATATCGAAAAATACTGTGTGTAGTTTTGGCGCATCAACTTTTAGATAGTGTTCGCTAAGACAGCGAAACACTACGTTTACATCGCTTTCAAATATCTTTTTATTGCCATGTATACGTCTTTCTTTTTCAAATTCAGCTTTTTTACGACTGCTGAATCTACTGACAGGATCTCCATACATACTACGATACTTGCCTTTTGGATCGGCATAGTACAATACATAGTTAGCAGGATACTCGTTGTAAGTTCGCTTGCCGTCTTTACGTTCTACAACAAATATCCTATCAGTTTGTCTATCGTGTAATGCGTCAATGTAAGACATTAAACAGTTTTACCTACTGTTTCCAAAATAGTATTCAATTCTTCGTTTTCTTTGTTAGTTTCGCCCAATTTCATCTTATGAGCAACTTTGATAGCTTTCTTAAGTACACTTGCTTTGATTTCTAATTCTTCAGCAACAGCTTTGATTGTGTCGTTAAGCCCGCCACTTAGTGTTTCAACTTCGTGCATTACAGCCAAACCTTCATTAATCAATTGTGTCAACTTAATTTTGGCTTCATTATTAAAACTTCGTTCAGTCATTGTATCTCCTTGAATGTATTAATTATTATATAGAGTTATGCATAAAAGTCAAACATTTTGTGTAATTAAATCCCCAAACCCCATAAAATTAAAAAAATCTTAATATTAATCGTGTTAAATATTGTTGTATGCGAAAACCTAAAAAACCCAAAATATCAGTATTTTTACACCATCCCTATTGTTCGGCGCATTGTGCTGTAAGTATACACGAGGCGTTGTGGAAAAAATACAATGTTGAACTTTTTCAATTACAAGATTTACACAAGCCCAAAACACTGCGCGGCACTAAAATAATTTTATTTCCAGGTGGTGCGGGTGACAGTCAAAAGTTTCAAAGAGATATAGTACCACATAAAGAACCAATACTTGAATACATGGACAAACGTGGCAAGTATCTTGGTATATGTATGGGGGCATACTGGGCTGGTTCATTATATTTTGATTTACTTAAAAATTTAGATGCTGTGCAGTACATTAAAAGACCACGTGCTGATGTGCGTAGAAGCCATGGCACAACTGCTGAAGTAGATTGGTTAGGACAAACTACTAAAATGTATTTCTATGATGGCTGTGCTATTGTTGGTAACGGGCGTAGTAATGTTATTGCTACATATAAAAATGGTGACACCATGGCATGTATTCAAAATCGAGTTGGTGTTATAGGTTGTCACCCTGAAAGTCTACGCAGTTGGTATCAAAAGCCTTTCATCGATCCCTTTTGGCATCGTGGGCATCATCACAAATTATTATTAAACTTTACTGATATGTTAATGGAAGTTTAATTATTATGTAGGAATTGTATTGTTTGGCGATTGTATTCATGAATTCTACACTACGCATCTATAGTTCCCTGTGAAGGTTCGGAAGTTGGTGCTACACTGTTGTAACTCAATGGAAAAGCATTTGCCAATTTTATTATTTCATCGGTCGCATTATACCCGTCTCTAACTAAAGGGCTACCGTCCAGTGTTTTAGTTTCACTACTAGCATTTTTAATTAAATCTGCTTTTTGCGCTATAGCATCAGTAATTTGTTTTAATAATCCTGGATTAATTTTAGCAAAAGTTTCATCTCTACTTTCATAATCTTGGACAGCATCTTTAATTTGTCTTGTAGCAGCGTGTAATTGCCATTTTTGAAATTTGTTGCCGCCATTTGATTTATCAAATACATCAATCATCATACCTTGCGTTGCGTATCTGTGAAACCATGTGCTATCACTTGACCCAGTACAAAATCTAGCAGTAACACCCGCAGCATTGTTGAAAAAATAACAAGCACCATAGTTTAAAGGTATCGATACCCAATATCTGTCATCGTCAATTAATACTATTTCTTTTTTATTTTTCTTTGCGGCGTTAATGCGTTCTTCATCTTTTAATCTAGATATTTCAGCATCATAGTACTGCATTCTGTTAATTAATTGTCGTATGGTTTTATATTGATTTAAATCAGTGTCGGTACTTTTTAATAATTTTCTTTTTAATAATGCGTTATAAGCACCTAACATGTCCACGCCTTCACCTGACAAATCTTCCCAGTTTAGCGCATTATTGGCATACAGTCTCATTAACCAATCGTCAAATTTGCCCGGGCCACTTAAATCTCCATACATTGAATCTCTTAAACGACTGTCAATTAAATCGCTTAATGCTTTTACAACATTATCGTCACTTGGATTTCTGCCTAACTTTACCAATACTTCCTTTGGAAAAGATCTGTCGTGATGTACAGCCAACGCTATCATTTTTTTAAGTTTAGGGTCGTTTATTTTTTTATAAACATTTGCTTCTTTAATAATATGTGCTATTTTCATGTTGCTACCAATTCGCGTTTTAAATAGTATAATATCGTTGACAATTTTTTAAAATCACCATTCATAACATCATCTAATATGTTGTCTCTTTGTTGACTGTATAATTCATTTGGATGGTACATTAATACAGTTAACGTTATTGCTCTATTTATAGCATCTCTTAAAACTTCCCACATGCTACCACCACGATCAGTACTAAATCTATTGGTTTTCAAATCTGTGTATAACATATGTAATTGATCTAGTCTTTGAATTTTATCTCTCATTAAATCATACGCATCATTTTTTAACATATTCATAGCAACGCCACGAACATCTGCTATAGACTTTTCAACTGTTTTTAATAATACAGGTTGAAATTTTTTTGCTAGGTGGCGAATATCATAATCTTTAACAAATTTTTTATTTTTCTCGGTAGACACTGGTAATACAATACGATATGCTTGTTTAATTTTGCCAACGTGTTCTTTAATAAGGCTTCCAGTGTCTTTTAAATTACCTACGTATGATGCATGATGTTTGCCAGACTGTGTATTATAAGTTTGTACATTATATCCACCTTGATTTTTCAACTCCATAACAGCAGCACCTACTTCACAAGCAAATATTAACATAACTTTTGAATTGCGGCTATATAGATCGCGCTCAATGTTTGTTAGTTCTAGTTGATTTTTGTTTATACTTTTTATTGGGACTTGTTTAATATCATGTGGATCGTGGCTTATTTTATATTTTTTGTGTAAGATTTTTATTAACTCATTAACACCAGGCGCATCTATTCCTTTGAAATAATTCAATATAGCACTGGCTTCGGTGAGATAGTTTAAAAAATGCCCAAATTGTACGGTGTCTTCTACTAACATAATCTAGTATTTATCCCATTTAATTATATAAGCAAGTTTCCGTATAAATAGAGTTTCATTGTCGTCAAAAAGAGTAACTTATGGATTCTATCAACGAAAAACTATACGTCATTACATGTATCTTTAACCCTGAAAATTACCAATCAAGGTATAAATTATATCATAATTTTGAAGAATATCTTAAAAAATTTGATAATGTTGAATTATATACTGTAGAATTAGCCATTGGTGATCAAGATTTTGCTGTAACCTCAGAAAATTGCCCCAGGCATATACAATTAAGAACTAATGAAGTATTGTGGTATAAAGAAAATCTACTTAATATAGGAATTAAGCAACTACCAAATGACGCTAAGTATATAGCTTGGATTGATGCAGACATTGACTTTGTTGAAGAAAACTGGGTAGAAAAAACTATTATAGCGTTGAATAAACATCCTGTGGTGCAAATGTTTAAAAAAGCAAACGATCTTGGTCCTGATAATGAAATTATCAGTACTGCTAAAGGATTTGTATATAAATGGATTACTGGAGATTTTACCGAGCAAAATAGAGGTCGTTCTGGACTTGCCTGGGCAGCAACTCGTGAAGCATTAGATAATTTAGGATTATTGATTGACTGGGGAGTAGTTGGTTCAGGAGATTGGTTTATGGTGTTTGCTTTAACTGATCAACTTACTGCTGAAAATATGAAGAAAAAAACCGGTGGTTACTCAGGAGATGCATTAAAAATATGGGCTGATAAATGCAAAGTTCATATTAAGAAAAACGTAGGTTATGTAAACCTAACACTTAATCATTTTTGGCATGGTAAGAAAAGTAATCGTGGGTATAACTGGCGTTGGAAAATATTAAGCGAAAACAAGTTTAATCCATTAACTGACTTAGACTATGATGAACAAGGTTTAATTAAATTAAGAGTAGAAAAACCACAGTTACTTGAAGATATCAAAAACTATTTTCATTCTCGCAATGAAGATGATACTGAAACGTAATTATTGAAAGATTTTATGGTGTTTTTCACCATATATCTTAATGTATTTCCCAGCTAACATGTCAGCCATAGCCTCAATAGGGCTACCTGGATAACTATCACCGGGTTTAATCATGCCTATTTCGTCTTGTCTCCAATGTACTAATTCATGGAATACTGTTCTAAGTATATCTACTAAGTTTCTATTCTTAGCATATACCCAAACTTTATTATCTCCATGTACATGTCGACCGGTATGATGATTATCTTGTGCGTCTTTGGTGTCATAGCTTAAATCAATACCGGGCATTTTTTGAATGTGCAAACGTCTGCCCGCCCATTGTGCAAATTTTTCTACTTCTTGTCGCAAATATGCATCAGCTTGGTTTTTATCGTCTGCTAATGTGTGCATGAATTCTTGTGTACGCATCTAGTATTTATCTTGGTTTATTGTATCTTTGGATAAAAATAGCTGTTGTTATTATGATACAGGTATTCATCATAGTTAGCTTTAGACTTTAAAGTGCTAAAATTATGTTCTACTATAGGAATTATAAATTCTTGAAAATCTAACCAATCTTTGTCGGTAAACTTACATAATCTTTCCAATTCATCAACTATAGCCTCTATTCTTTGTACATCATTTTCTATATTATCATAACTTTCATTTATCCATGGGCTAAAAGTTTTATATCCTATTTCTTTTAATCTTTTGAGCATGTGAGGGGGTCCTGCTAAAATAAATGGATGTTTTGCTTTTACAGCTTTCCAAGTTTTTTCTGTAAAGTACATAGACCTAACATGCCATCCATCGAATTCCCATAACTTTTCAAATGCCATATCTTTAAAAAATACTGTTTCTGATACCAAACTTATATAGCTGTCATTATACAGTTTTAAATCATGTATAGTATGCCCATGATTGATACCTTTATGAGTTAATGTCATTGGAAACAACTCTATGTTTTTTGTAATAATTGTTTCAATTTTATTAAATTCTTTATTACATTTACTAATTAACGGAAGTCTTTTTAATATGTCTGGTGCTGTACTTTGCATAGACATATAAAAATTATCTTGTAAGTTGCGCAAAAGTATTTCTCCAATTAACCATAATCTATGTGGTCTAGACATACCGTTAAAAAACAAAAAGTTTTTCTTTTTAGTTTTGGTACTTAAATTTTGTACTGTAACAAAATTTGTATCAAACATTAATTCGTTGGCTGCGTTAGATTCAAATGTGTTGTTAAACAATAAATTTGGTATGGCAACGTAATTATTTTTCTTACACCATTCAATGTAAGAATTTATATTATCAATAACTGGTTCTGCTGAAACTAATAAAAACGTTTTGTTTATATCAAAATTATATCTATCTAATAATATTCTTATCACCTTTTCTATGTTGTATATACAAGGATAATAAAATGCTTCGCCCAACATGCTAAAAAGAACCCCTACTTTTTCTTCTGTTACAGAATGTAATATAGTTTCGGCTAAAGCATCACAATTTAAAGAATCTTTTTTTAATAAATTAAAATTTATAAAAAAATATTTCTCTAATTCTTTTTTTCTTATTTTGGTATAATTTAAATTATTCATTTTTAAATAATATATATTCAGCAGTTGTTTTGGTAGCTAAAGTGTTAAAATTATGCTCTATAATAGGAATGGCAAATTCTTGAAAAGATAACCATTCTTGATCAGTAAAGTTACACAATCTATGTAGTTCAGCTATAATAGCTTCTAATCTTTGTATATCATCATCAATTTCATCATAACTTTCATTTATAAATGGGCTAAATGTTTTGTACCCTAACTCTTTTAAACGTTTTAATGTGTTTGGCGCCCCTGCTATAATAAAAGGATGTTTTGCTTTAATTGGTCTCCATGTTTTTTCTGTAATAAAAAGTGATCTTACATTATTACCTTCATTATGTATATTTACATGTTTAAAAAATACCGTTTCTGCTACAAGACTTATATAACTGTCATTGTATAATTTTAAGTCACTAACATTATGTCGATGCTCATTTTTATTATTGGGGCTGACTACTAACGGAAACATATCTATATTTTCTTTTATGATAGATTCAATTTTATCAAATTTGTTTGTATTATAATGTTTTTTAAACTGTTGGTTAATTTCATTAATTAATTCTGAGACTATGTTACTATCTTGTTGTAAAGAAATGTAAAATTTATCTTGTAAGTTATGTAAAAATATTTCTCCAATTAACCACATTCTATGAGGTCTTACTACCCCGTTAAAAAACAAAAAATTCTTTTTCTTAAGTTTTGGAGTTAAACTTTTTAATGTTAAAAAAGTATGATCATACAATATTTCATTGGCTGCTTGATGTTGAAATATACTTACGTAAATTAAATGTTTTATGGGAAATAAATTATTTTTACTACATATATCATTATAAATTTGTATTTCTTCCTCAATTGGTTCAGATGATGTTAGTAAATACAATTTGTTTGTATCAAAATTATATTTGTCTATTAAGATTTTAATAACCTTTTCCAAATGTTTTAAATACACAACAAAAAAACCTTCACCCTGACAACTAAAAATAACTCCTAATTTCCCTTCTATAGATTGAAATATAATATCTGCTAAACTTTCATAATAAGTGTGCTGTTTTGACAATTTTAAATTTTCATTTTTAAACATTGTTTGTATTCTAGGCAGCATAAACCTACCCTGTGTGAGTATCACATATGATTGTTCTAATTCTTCAAACGTATAAGAAAATTGTTTATACATGATAGATATGATACTCTGCATTGGTTTTTGTTGATAAAACATTAAAATTATGTTCTATAATAGGAATAGAAAACTCTTGAAATTCTAACCATTCTTTTTCAGTAAAATTACATAGCCTACTTATTTCATTTGTTATGGCTTCTATTCTTAAAAAATCATCTTCTATTGTGTCATAACTTTCATCAATAAAGAGACTAAAAGTTTTATATCCCATTTTTCTTAACCTTTCCAATACGTATGGGGAGCCAGCTATAATAAAAGGATGTTTTGCTTTGATTGGTTTAAATGTCTTTTCTGTTAAAAACATTGATCTTATATTGCCCCCTTCTATGTCATTATTAACAGTTATTTTAGAAAAAAATGTAGTTTCAGCTACCAAACTTATATAGCTATTATTATAAAGTTGTAAATCTTGTGGGGTGTGAATATGTAATACCCCATTATGTGTCAACGTCATAGGAAAAAGATTAATATTTTGTTTTAATATATCTGCGATTTTAAGAAACCTATTGTTATTACCAATTTGATTAATTTGATTGTTTATTATATCCAAGTTTGTTATATATAACTTTATTGTTATCTTGCATAGATATGTAAAATTTATCCTGCAAATTACGTAAAAAGATTTCCCCTATTAACCATAATCTATGCGGTCTTGATTCACCATTAAAAAACAAAAAGCTTTTCTTTTTAGTTTTGGGTTTTAAGTTTTTAATTGTTAAAAAGTTAAATTTGTTGATTTCGTTACCTGCATAGTATTGAAACCAACTAACATAGATAATGTTTGGTATAAAAAACCAATCTTTCTCTTTACAGTATTGACGATACAACTCTATGTCTTGTGATACTGGTTCTGAACTTGATATATAAAAAATTTTATTCTTATCAAAATTGTATTTTTCAAACAAAATTTTGATTACTTTGTTTATTATATTTAAAAAAGAAATGTAGAATCCTTCACCCTCACAATAAAAAGCTACTCCTAATTTACCATCATTAACTGATTGATTAATTGTTTTTGCAATATCTTCGTAAAAACTATTATTAGTTACTACGTGTGGTAATGTGGCTTTAAATGTATCTGTTAATAACATTGCAGGTTCAAATACGTTTTGAGTTAAAACTACATAAGAGTTTTTTAATTCATCTAATGAATGTGTAGAAATGTATTCAAACATGATAACTATCTACCAACCCTAATTTATTTAAAAATACATTAGTTTGGGAAGTTTTAACTCCAGTTAATTGAAATGTAACTCTAGGATGTTGTCCAGCATTTGCGGTACAGTGGGGTACGTTCTGCCAGTCAAATGTGGTAACATCTCCTGCATTCCATTTAGTAAAGTTATATGTTCCATAACTCCAAAACTGCCCCATTTGCCAGTTTGTTAATTGAATCATAATACGCATGACACTACTGGGGTTTTCAGGACACCATTTTTCTAATTTGTCAATATGTAAGTTCCAAACTTGTCCTGGCAACTGTACATGTATACGATTCATACAATCTTGTAGTGCAAACAAATCACTGATTTTTTGTAAAGTATCGTCTAATTCCCAACACAAATTAGTGATAACCATATCAGTATCAACGCCAATTCGTTCTAAATCATAATGTTCTTCTTTTAAATCTACACTTGGAATACTGTTTTCTTTTGCCTTATATCCACGTGTAGCCCAAGTTGCAGGTTTACTGTTTTCAACAGCAGTTTTTACAATATTACTAAAGTCACAATTAATTTTACCTAATCGAATAACTCTATCATATGCAGGATCAAACTTTATTGGATTAAAGTGATACTTGCTTTTAGCTACTGTTTTATCCCAACTTGATTTCATATAATCGCTACTTTAATATCAGCACTTGCATAATGTTGATAATACTTTTCATCTGGTATTTCAATATTAAGATTATCTGCTAATTCAACATTTGTGCGAGGATAAATGCCAGGATACTTATTCCATACGTTAAGTATACCATCATTCTGATCATTAATTAGCTTACTCATTTGACGTAGGTTATTATAGTAACTAACATAACTAGGATATGTAATATCAAAGTGCCCGCAACGAACCCACCATCCCAAACAACTATCGTTATTACGATATACTAATACTATAGGGCATTCGGGCCAATTCTTACGTAAATAGTCTATGTTTTCTTTGTAGCTAAAGATATGACTTTTAATAATACGAACGCCCTTGCCTGAGAACGGTTTATTAAATATTTTCTCCGCATCTTCTTTTGGATAATAAGTTAGGTATTCTGGTAATTCAAATTCCATGCCAGGATCAAAGTATGCACCTAGATGCATTAAATCTAGTTTTCCTGATGCATCGTGATAATATGTTCGTTCATCACTATAATCACTACGATCAATGCTATTACTATAATAGATATTTTTAACTACACTAGACCATTTGCTGCCCGGCGCGCCTGCTACAAAAATATATTTCATTCTAATCCCCTGTCTTTTTTAGGTTTAAGTCCCTTCCAAACGTGTTCATCCAACCAGTATTCTTCTACATACTGTACATATTTAGAGTTAGCATCCTTGTCCATATTAATAAATCTCATTAATGTTTGGTTTTTCATAATCTATAGGAAATTTTAATATTTTACTTAACCATTTTAGATAGTGTTTTTTATGTAAAAAGAATGCTTCGTGATCTATAAAGTTTACAGAAAAATTACTATCTATCAATCTTTTATAATATTGTAATGCGGTATTGATTGTTATTTCTTTTCTTACACGCTGTTGTTGTAGTTTGTTAATATTTTGATCTCTGACGATAATACCTATAGATACTTGAAAGCCTAATTTTTCTGCTTCAATTGCAAATTCTAATATTTTGGGTACTTGTTTAACACCATCATATACAAATGGCACGCTTACATTTGCTACCCAATGTTTATATGCTGAAAAGTCAAATTCATTTAATTGTTCAGGATATACCCAATACTTAGCAAACGTTTCTTGGTCACTTGGTATCCAATATTCGTGTTGTAATTCTTTCCAACCACCTACATCTTTGTGTAGACCAAACAATCTACTAAACAAATGATTGCCTGATCCTTGTGGACCTGTAATAATTAATAATTTCTTTTTCATGGTTTCTTTGTAAATACCTTACCTGTTTTATTACCTTCATCTAATTCATTATACTCTACGTTATGTATATATTTCTTATTAGGATCGTCAGCTAATATCTCATCTATTTTTTCGCTTTGCCAATCAACAGGAATATTAGTGTTTAAACTTCTAATATAATGATGTTTGTACAAATATAACAATTCATATGATAGATATAAAGGAACTAGATTTAATCTATTAAACTGTTCGTAAAATAATGACATAGTAGATTGAGTTCTAATTCTTGTTTGTTGATAGTGTAATATAGTTTGATCTCTACCAGTAACAGCAACTTGAACAGCTAACCCACAGTTTCTAGCCGCTTTTATAAATTTCATAAGATCAGGATTCCAAACTGGATTAACTTCTGATCCTATAATACCCAAAGGACAACTTATACTTGTAAAATAATATTCACTTTGATTCCAATCAAAGTCTTTTAATGATTCAGGATTTCTCCAATACTTAGCAAATGGTTCTTTAAATCTATGCGGTTCCCAATAGTTTTCTAATAAACTTTTCCAACCATATACATCTTTGTGTAGGCTAAAGATTTTACTCCACAAATGATTACCTGCACCTTGTGGACCAAACAATATTAACAAACGTTTTTTCATAATAATATACTCAGTTCTGAAGGTAATATAGGATTTTCCATACGTTCGGGATGCCACATCAATCCAAATACGCTGCGTTTACGATGTCTGAAAGCCTCTATGCTATTGTCCTCTGCTGTAGCTAATGACAATAAATCACTTCCTAGTTTAGATATACTCGTATTATGATAACTATTTACTTCATAATCAACACCCTGCATGTTTATTTTATGAGTGGTATCTAAATGGTTATCTATAAGTTCGCAAACCCCGTCTTCTAAATCATTTAATAATAAAGCACCGTGACAAATACCTAATATTGGAATATTTTTAATATAGCATTCTGTAATAAGTCTGGTTTCTACTATTCTACGTACAGGGTTATCATCTCCCCCTGTTACAATTAACAACTGTATGTTGTCTAAATTGAATTTGTGATCTAAGGAATTTGGAACATAAAAAAGCGTATGATTTTTTAGTAGGCTGTACCAGCCCTGTTCTAAACTATCATACGCTCTATTCTTATGAACAAGTGTGCGTTGTGTCAGCGCAATGTTCATTACCAACCATAAGCAGCGGTTACTAATTCCTTAGCAGCTGGAACTTCCATTGTGTTCTTGCAGCTAATGTCAAATAAGTCTTTACGCATATCAGCAACTAATTTAGCAATACGTGATTGTGTTGCTTCATCATTTGCCAATTCTGCTAACTTACGTGCACCGATTTTGCTGTGGAAGCCTTCGTCACGTGCGATCATCGCATAGCGTGTGCTGATGAAACTATCAGCAATACATTCTGCCATTTGATTCCAAACAGCTTCTGCACGACCTTCAGCAACTAATTGATAAGCGGCTAATGCTGCTGCATCTGTTTCTGCTTCGTACTTAGCAAGAAGACCTGCACCTTTTGCTGTTGGCTTTGCAGCTTCAGCATTGATCGCGGCTTCAACGTCTAATTCTGATCCAGTGATGTGTTCAATTACTTCTTTAACTAAGCGGAAGTGAACTGCTTCATCATAAGCTTGTTTGCTTAATAATTGCAATTCTTCTGGATTTGTGTTGGCTGGAAGAGCAGCTACTTGAGCAGCAATTTCAACCATGTTCATACGTTCATTGACCATACGACCAACAAAGTGTTCAACTAATGCTTCTTGCGAAGGATTGCTATCAAAGTATGCTTTAACGTTGATCTTTGAGGCTTCAAAGAGTGCTTCGTTATCAGCTACGATTTTAGCAACAAATTCTTTACCTGTTAACATGTAAAATCTCCTGTGTTTTATTTATAACTAGTTATTGTCAGTGATAAGTAATTTTATACTTATCACAATATTATTTATCAAAACGGGCAAATTTAAAATGAACACTAAAATTTTTCAATTATTAACCAAAAATTTACAAAATAGCTTTAATTTACCTAAATATGCTACTATTTTAATTAATAAAGATACTGTGGTAAATCAGTTACCCTGGACCCCTGCTAGATTTAAAAAGTTTAAAAACATTATTAATAATACTTTAGATTTAAATTGTGAATTTGTTGGCACAGTAGAACAGATTGTCAATGAATTGGATATCAAGTACACAGGTAGATTTTTTAGCGAGATATGGAAACCACAAACTGAAACATATCTATATACAGGTTGGAACTTAGTAGAAGAAATAAACAGATTAAACCCTTCAAAAGTTTTAGATGTAGGCTGCGGTTATAATCAGTTTAAAGATCGCATTAATAACCTAATAGGTATAGATCCTTATAATAACTGTGCTGATTATCAAGTAGATATATTAGAATTTTCATCTGTGCCTGAATCTTTTGATGTTATTATTGCTTTAGGATCTATTAATTTTAATAGTAAAGAAGATATTGATCAGCGTATAAATGCGTGTGTTAAATTATTAAAAACCAAAGGTAAAATGTATTTTAGAGTTAATCCTGGAATTCAACATAATAAAGGACCTTGGGTAGATGTATTTAAATGGTCATTTGAAACAGCGCATGAGTTTGCTATGAAGTATAACCTATCATTAGATACCTTTAAAAAAGATAGTAATGATAGATTATACTTTGTATATACCAAAGTATCAGCTTAATCAATACTTTGATTTGTATCTCTAATATTTTTTAATTTAGTAATGTAACCATCCATCATATGATCCTCTAGGCTATCAGCAAACTTGCCTTTTAACCATGAATGATAGTGATTACGCCATTTATCTTTGAAACGTTGCCATTTGGTTACAGGTCGAATGTTGCCATAATAGTTAATATAGCACAGTTGACCATGATGATGATAACCTAATTCTGGGGGTGGAACATGTGTAATAATGTCGTTACAGTTCACAAAACGTAGATGAGGTGTTTTAATTGCACTTACATATGCTTTGTTTCCTAAACGTGGTTGACCAAATGATACTAATTGTTTAACTGTATAATTATGATCTTCTAATATACGTGTGCAGTATAAACTCATAGCTGCACCTAAACTGTGACCTGTAATATAAATGTCTTTTCTACTAGCATTGTTTTTATCTAAAAATTCTAAAACGGTCGGCATTAAATGTGTTGCGTATTTTTTGAAACCATCGTGTACAAAACCATTGTCATCGTGTACAGGTAATGCATTTGCATCGGCTGCTAAATCGCTAATATGTGTAGGAACTGTGCCTCTAAATGTTATAACAATTTCAGTATCACTGCTACCTAGATGTCCGTGAGCACCTTCGTTGCTCATAAATTGATATGTTTCAAATCCATATGATTCAAACTCTTGACTGCAATCGTCATTATATGCATCACTGGCAAATCTTGCCATTGTCAATGCTAAATCTTGTATAGACAAATCTTTTAACATATTGTTTCCTTTTATTTTGATGTTGCTCTGAATACACCGTCCCAATTATCTGGGACATTACCTTCCATACGCTCAAGCATTAATTCATAATACTTGTGCATTTCGCCTTTCCAGCCCTTAGCTAGTAAGCCATCATTTTTTATACCATTGATATAAAACTTGGCACTCTTCCAATCACCTTTGCGATATGCTTTTAAGAATTTTTCATGTTGTGACATTGCTGTAGCATCGTCAAATGGGGCAACTGTGTAAATTTTTACAGGTTCGGTTTTACCTTTTACAGCAATTAAATCTAATTCAATAACTGTAAATTCATCAGATACTAATTCTGCTGTTCTTGGTCCGAGGATGATTTTGACTCCATAGGGCTTTGACTGTCCTTCCAATCTACTAGCGAGATTGACACCGTCCCCGAGACATGTGTAGTCGAAACGTTGCGTGCTACCCATGTTACCAACAACCACTGTATCGGTATTAATGCCAAGACCCATACCAAAAGCAGGCACTCCTTCTTTACTAATTTCTTCATTAAATTTCTCCAAGTCTTTTAACATTGCTAGACCTGTGCGCAATGCGTTTTTAGCGTGGTCTGCATCATCAAGTGGAGCGTTCCAAAATGCCATCTGCGCATCGCCGATGTACTTGTCAAGAGTTCCGTTGTTCTCTAAAATCTTGGCAGTCATTGCTGTCATATAACGATTCATGATCTTTGTTAGACCTTGAACGTCTTTACCATAATGTTCGCTGATAGTTGTGAAGCCGC